CGGTGCAGGTGGTGCTTCAGTACATCGAAAGCTCCCGTACCGATGAGGTGTACGGCGAGTAATCGTTCCCTGGCGTGGCTGCCGGGCGAGGGGGTGCGGGAGCAATCCCCACCCCCTTGTTTTTGACGGTCACGCGTTCTGTCCAGCAGCCACGAGAGGAGTTCACATGCCCGTTCTGATGACCTGCGCCCGCCACTACACCCTTCGTACGAAGGCGGGACATTGCATCCGTTTCCAACCCAACGAGCCGGTCTTGGTACCGGACAGCGTCGTGTCTCAAGCCCTTGCGGTGAACATCCTGCCGGTCGACGGCCAGGACGCGAGCGTAGCTGATGGCAACGGCGTGATTCCGCAGAAAGTCGTCATCACCGGCCTGCTGCGCGATGCGTTGGCGCTTCACAGCATCGACGACCTCGTGAAGATGAACGACGTCGAGCAGTTCGATGGCGGCGGCCGCCCGAAGGTTGCAGCGGTCAACGCAGCGACGGGGTTGTCCCTGTCGGCCAATGACCGGAACACGTACTGGGACAAGTACCGCGCGCTCAAGAGCGACGGCGAGCAGCTGCCGACGCACAAGGCGCTTGCAACGGTGCTGGAGATCCAGGCCCTCAATACGCCGAGCGGCATCAAGGAGTACGCCGACGCTCTGGGCGTCAGCCAAGAAGCGATTGTCGGACACCCCATCGCCGTTCAGAAGCAGGTGCTTCTGAAAGCGGCTGTCTCTGAGGTGTAATGGCCGTCATCGCGTCCGCCGACGTCATCAACCGGTTCCGCAGCGACGTCGATGATCCGCTGCGCGGACCGACTGATGCGCCGGACGCGGATTCGTTGTGGAGCATCGACGACGTCAACGGCTACCTCGAAGACGCCGTCGAGCGCGTAGCTGCCGAGACGCTCTCCGAGCAGCGCACGTTCACGGTCCCGGTCAAGGCCAACGAGCCCTACGTGGGTCTGCCTTCGTCGGTGCAGGTGCTCGACGTCGAGCGGGCTTATCTCAAGGGCGCGCATCGCAGTCTCGATCCGCAGAACGTCGATGCGCCGCTCCATTACACGGGCGACTACGGCTCGCCGTTCTCGGTGTTTCACTCCGAGTGGGAAACGGTCACCGGCACACCGCAGCGCTACGTACGTGACGAAAAGCCCGACGCCCTGCGCCTCGTTCCGATTCCGACCGCCGACGACGTGTTGGAGATTACCGCGAAGACCGTACCTGCTTTCACCGCGGGCTCGGCGTTGCCGTTCTCGACCCGCCGCGATCGGCATCTCGTCATCCTGTGGATGAAGAAGCTTGCGTACGAGAAGCACGACGCCGACACCTTCGATCCGAAGCGCGCCGAGATGTTCGAGGCTGAGTACGAGATACGCGTACAGGAGCGGAAGTACGAGGCGCAGCGCGTGCGCCGTGCCGTGCAACCTGTGCGTTTCTCGTGGTGACGTGATGGCCAAGTCGTCCGACATCACTCTGCAGTTCGGCGCTGGCGTCGTCAATCGTCGGGCGCCGACGAAGCTGCCGCCGGGCGCTGTCGTCGCTGCCGACAATGTCGACATCGGCGAAGACGGTGTCGTCTCGCGCCGGGAGGGCTTCTCTCAAGTCATCGCGCTGCCGGGCGCGCACTCGTTGTGGTCCGCCAAGGAGCTGATGTTCGGGCTTGTCGGCGACGCGAGCACGCTGTATGGCGTCGAAGGCGCTTCCAGCACGACACCGCTGGTCAACAACATCACGGGTGCGCAGATTGGCTACGCCGTGACGCCGCTCGGCGTGTACTGGTCAAACGGTGATCAGTGCGGCCGGATCGGTTACGACATGACCGCAGGCCCATGGGGGGTCGAAACGCCTCCGGGCTTCTTCCTTACCGCGGGCTTCACGGGCGGTCTCGACGCCGGTACCTATGGTGTGTCGCTGGCGTTCGCCTCGGCTTCGTCCGAAGAGGGCGGCGCGACGTCGACCCAATTCGTCGACGTGCCGCAAGGCGGTTCGATCCAGGTCAATGGTATCTCGGCGGCACGAAACGCAGAGACCAGCGAAGTGCGGGTGTACGTCACGTCCGCCAATAGTACCGAGCTGTTCTATGCGGGTGCGGTGCCCGCCGGTGCTGTCAGTTACACGGTGGGTGCGAGTATCCGTGGGCGCCAGCTCGGGCGCACGCAGTACTGCCTGCCGTTTCCCGCGGTCAAGTTTCCGCTGCTTCGAAAGGGCCGCCTGTTCGGCGCAATCGGCAACCGGCTGGTTTGGTCGGAGCCGATGTACTACGGGCTGTACAACCCCGCGCATAACTTCGTTCGATTGCACGCGGAGCCGATCACGACGCTGGCCGCGCCGGAGTCGCAAGCCTTCGTCTTCTACATCGGTACCGAAACGCATACCTACGTGCTGCGCGGCGAGTCGATCGAGACGGCGTCGCTGACCATCGCATCGAACGTCGGCGTAATCCCCGGCTCGATGGCCTATCTCGATCCGGACATCCTGCACGAAGACACGGTGACCGTGCCGTCGCCAGTGTGGGTGGACAAGCGCGGCGTACCGATGATTGGTACTGAAGGCGGACTGGTGCCGCTCAGCGACAAGTTCGTGTATCCGATCTTCGACTCGGCCGCGGCGTTCTTCGCGCAAAACGACAGTTCGAATCGCTACTTCGTGGCAGGACGCGGAGGCCGTGCATCCGGGATGGCGATGTCCGACCGTGTTGTTGCACGTAGTTACGACATGGGCGGCGGTCCGTGAGCGTGTGTTGTGGGTGCCCGAGCCTGTCGAAGACAGGACTGGCGAACGAGAAATGTCCGAACAAAAATGGTGAAATGACATGAATGCAGCGCTTCTCAACGACCTGCGGCGTGCCCTCAAGACTCATCGCTATGAGCGCACCGACAACGGGGTTCTGCTCCCGGCCGCACAAATGCTCATCGGCGGCGTGTTCAGCGCCCGCATCGACGGCGGCCCGTTGATCGCCGGTCACAACGCTGTCGCGAACGAGTTCGTCGACCTGTTGCTCAACGTCGTACTCGGTAATCAGAGCGCCCCTTCGGCGTGGTACATCGCGCCGTTCACGAGCTCGACGGCGCCGACGACTGCCCTCAAGGCATCAACGTTCACGTCGACACAGACGGAGTACACCGCGTACAGCGAGGCGACGCGCCAGCAATGGACCAAGGACGCGCTCTCGACCGCGCAATCCATGACCAACTCGGTTGCGCCAGCGGTGTTCACGATCGGTACCGGTGGTGCGACTATTACCGGCGCGGGGCTGCTTTCGGCGAGTGCCAAGAGCGCGACGAGTGGCACCCTCGCAGCGGCGGGGCTGTTCGACGCGGCCAACACGCTCGGAGCTGGCAGCAAGCTGACGGTCGAGTACGGGCTCAATGGCACCGCGACCTGATGTTCGGAGCGCCCGGCGAATACGCGCTGTTCGCTGACGGGGAGCTCACGCCCGAGGATTACGCCGCGGCCAAGAAACTACTGGGCCGGCTCAACGACAGCGTTCGCATGGGCGGCCCAGTGACGCAGTCGCTGAAGTACGTCGCTGCAGACGGCACGATGTACGTCGCCATGGTCGGGCCCGGCACGCGCCGGGTGATCGTGCGGCGTACATCGACGGTATCCGAAGAGCCCGAGGTCGTCTTGACGGCGCTGTGGATTCCGCGCGGGTTCGTGTTCGTGCCGGGTAACGCCGGTACGGCGCGCGGTTGGGGGCTGCCGGTGCGTCAGCTAGATGGCGACAGTGACTATCCTTTCGGCGCGGCGAACGTCGCTCCGGGTATCGAGGTTGCACGGTGGACAGCCAACGGCCCCGGCGCCGAGGTGCTGTTGACGTTGGACGACACGAGCAAGTATCCCGACTACTCGCGGAAGGTCCTGCCGATCGGCTACGAGGTCGCCGAGTGGAAGCCCGATATGACCTGGCAGCCGCCGGTAGGCAGCTGGCATGTCGCGCGCCCCACATTCAACGATTTTTCGTGGAGCGGCAAAGGCCAGATCGCGCGGCAATCGTTGTGGCGCACGTGTGCGAACGCACTGACTGCGTCGCTGTGCAGCTTGCCGTACGCCGGTTTCTACGACGATGCGCAGGAGTACGCGAGCCTGATCGCGCAGTACGGGACCAACGATGCGGTGTGGCCGACGACTTACAAGCCGATGGCAGTGCGCGGCGACAAGGATGGCCATCGCGGCGCATACAACGAAGTCTGGGGGCTCAACGGCACGGCTGCGCAACTGGCCGGTGTGCTCTCGCCCGTCGGCACGCCGACCCAGTTGGACGCCGGTGTCGACAGTGGCGTGATGACGTTGACGCTACGCGATGAATCCAAGTGGATACAGGCCGGCAACGTCTTCTGGCACCCGGATGATGCGGCGCTTCCTACGCTCTCGTGGGACGGCTACCCGGCGCAGAACTTGCCCAACTGGCTGGTAACAGGCGGATGGGTCGGCGGCACCGGCTCGGCGATCTTCCCGCTGGACCAGTGGTGGTACGAGTGGCGCGGACAAACCCGCTACGTGTACTCGAAGAACCTGTATGCGATGGGGCGTTGTATCGGTGTGCTGCCCGACGTCGTCATTGCGGCAGCGATCCGCAAGGAGACGGTGCCCGTTGACGGGCAACCCGGCGAGACCAAGCAGGTGAATCGCGTCGTCGTGATCACCTGGCGCGCGAGTGATCAGTTCGGCGACAGCAACGGCATCGCGTATCTGTGGAAATTCCGGGTGTATTGCGTCGACTTCGACGCGACGCCGGACGTGCCGCTGCATGTGACCACCGTGCCCATCGGTGTGTACGACGTGACGAACAACCCAACAGGTTGGCGCGAGTGCGGCAGCTTCGCCGCTTCGCCGGCGACGGGCACCCAAGTTCCGACGAGTCTGCCGGACCTGACAATCTGGCAGACCTGGCGGTTCAACGGCGACGGCACGGCGGCCCTCGCGGCGTTCGGCGTTCCGCCGTACGAAGCCGACTGGGGGCCGCGTTGGGTCGAACAAATCGCCTTCGCCGAAGTCGACGCCGACGTGCTCGATTGGTCGCAATCAACCGCAGTTTCGGAGCCCGCAACCGGCAATATCGTCGCGGCGGACTATGACGGTGCCGCGATCCGATACGTCTGGGAGCAAACGAACGGCACGCCTCAGATGGTCGGTCCGACTGGCGAGTCGGACGCGACGTTCGGGATGTTCTTCTGGAGCGGCGGCGGCGAGGGCGAAGTCACGCTCTGGGCCGGCGTCCCTGACTGGGTGACGTCCGACCGTTGCGTACTCGATGCCCGCGACGGGGCGCTCGCGATTTTGGATCACTGGTACGTGTGTCCGGGCGGCTACGGCCGCTACTCGGTGCGACTCGCGCGCCGCGGCGCACGGATCGACACAACCGAGTGGGCCGATACTGCGAACGTCGCTGAAGCGTCCTACGAATCGGTGAATTACCTTGACCGGCTGAATGCGAGCTACGCACGCGACCGCGACGGGCACTATATGTTCGGTTACGACCTCGGCACCACGATCAATTCCACGCTTGTCTATGTATCGCAACCCGTGTGCGGGCAGAGCTACCCGGCGCAGACCGGCGCGCCGGTGTCTTCGTACTTCGGCTCCCGCTGGCTCTTCGACGGCCAGCCCATCGACTTCCAAGGACTGCCGGACGCGCCCATGCGCGCCTATCCGGTAGGAGTGTGCTAAATGGCGAGCGTATTGACCGACGGTTTCGATTTGGCGGATGCGGCGACGCTGTCCATCGTCAACGCTGTCAAGTCCGTCGCGGACTCCATGCAGCTGGGCGAGGCGTCCACGGCCACGTGGATACACGTCCTGTACGACGCGGTCCGGCTGGCAGCGACGGAGAGCGCTGCGTACGATGCGCACAAGTCGCTGGTGGACAGCGTCGCGCTGGGTGAGAGCCTCGCCACGCTGGTACGGATGGCGCGCGCGGATACATTCAACGTCGCCGACGAGCCGTCCGGTTGGCTGAAGATCGCGCTTGCCCTGCGCGACAGCATGAGTTTCGGTGCGCCGCTCGACGCGTCGTATGACGCGCGCGCGGCGCTGGTTGCGACGTTCGCGCTTCGCGAGCTGCTGCGCGACGCACAGCGTGGCATCCTCGCCGATGGCGTGGATCTGACTGAAGCGCTCACTGCCCGGATCAACGCGTTTTCGCAGCTGCTTGACTCGCTGGAGATGCAGGCAACGCTCAGCCATTCGGCGGTCCTGCACGCAATCCTCACCGACACGGCGCAGTTTTCAGATACCGCGACCGAGTATCTCGCGATCCGGAAAGCGCTCACGGACGGCGCGCAGTTCGGACTGACGATCTACACGGGCCAGGACACGTACACGGCGTGGGTGATGACCGCCGAGACGCGCGCCATGCGCCGGTATCTCAATTACCCGTTCAACAGCTTCGCGGAGCTGGGCGGTCACATCTGCGGTGCCGGCCCCGACGGCGTGTTCCTGCTCGAAGGCGACGATGACGCCGGGACGCAGATCAGGGCCGCCGTGCGTACCGGATTGATGGACTTCGGTATCCGGCAATTGAAGCGCATGGATCGCGCCTACCTGGGATATGCTTCGGACGGAACGCTCTGTTTGCGCGTCATCAACACGTCCGAGACGGGGGCGAAGATGGAATGCACGTACAAGATGGTGCAAACCACCGCGGACGCGCCGCGCGAGCAGCGCATCAAGATCGGCCGTGGCCTTGAGTCCGTGTACTGGCAGTTCGAACTCACGAACGACCTGGGCAGCGACTTCGAGCTGCATGACATGACGCTGCTGCCCGTGGTGCTGAGCCGGAGGGTCCGCGGATGACCGCACCACTGATTATGCCGTTGGGGACGGAGGACGCGTTCCCGCTCGTCAACAACGCGTACGACAAATGGTCGGGCGTGGCGTACCAGGCGTTCGCCCAGGCCCAGCAATACGCGGGGCAGCTGGCGAACATCCCGTTGACGCCGGTGACGTTCGACGCAACGTTCAACCCGCAGATCGCGCTCGGCGGCTTTCCGACGATCGCTGCGCCGCCCACGCCGACCGAAGACCTGAAGTTCAACGCACCCGGCGATCCGCGCGAGCCGCCGAGTTTCGACGCGCCTGTCTACAACCCCGGCTCCATGCCGGAGTTCGACGTGCCGGCGCCGAACTACACGATGCCGGCGCCCCCGACGTTGGCTCCACTCACGTCGCCGGGCGCGGCGCCTGCGCTCGCCATTCCGGAGATGCCGGACGCGCCGACCATCGCACTGCCTACGGCACCCGACCTCGGCACGATAGAGATCCCGTCGCTGCCGGTGTTCGACCTGCCGCAGTTCACGGCGACGCCTCCGGTAATGGACATCGCGATGCCCAGCGCCGACTTCTCGTTCGTGCCAGCGCCGTTCAACGACGATCTGATGCAGCCGCTCAAGGACACCATCAGCAAGATGCTGCAGGGTGACTTCATCCTGCCGAGTGCTGCGATCGACGCCATACGTGCTCGCGCGCAGCGCGCGGCGAACATGGAAGAGTCGCGTGGCGTCGATACGGCGTACGCGGAGCTGGCCGCGCGTGGCTTCGCCGAGCCGCCGGGGCAGCTACACACACGCGTCCAGCAGGCGCGCGACAACGCTCGCCTCGCGCGCTCGGAAACCAACCGCGACGTTTACATCCAGGACCAAACGGCGGCGCTGGAGAACCTGCGCGCCGGCGTCGCCGGTGGCATCCAGCTCGAAGGTTCGCTGGCGCAGTTGAGCGTGCAGGAGAACGAGCTGCAGTTGAACGCGGCGAAGTACGCGATGGACGTGACGATGCAGCTGCTCACGGCCCGCATCGGCTTGTACAACGCTCAGCTGCAAGGCTTCGCCATCGCCGCGCAGGTATACCGCGACAAGCTGCAAGGTGCGCTGGCACAGGTCCAGATTTACCAGACCGAGATGGAAGCCGCCAAGATCCGCGGCGAACTGAATGCACAGCAGGTCGAACTGTACAACGCGAAACTGCGCGGCGTGCAGACGGCTGTCGAGATTTATACCGCGCAGGTACAAGGTGCCGAAGTGAGGGCTCGCGCGAACCTTGCGGTCATTCAAGGGTTCTCCGCACAGGTGCAGGCGTTCACCGCACAGGTCGGCGCACAAACCGCGCAGTGGGATGGTTACAAGGCTCAGGTGCAGGCGCAGCTCGGCACCGTGCAGTACTACCAGACGGCGGTGCAGGCGTACGGCGAGCGGGTGCGCGCCGCAGCTACGGGCGAGCAGGTCAAGCAGGCGTCGGCCGAGCTGCAGCTCAAATCGAGTGGCCTGCAGCTGGACGCGTGGCGCTCGTCGCTGCAGTTGTTCCAGGCGCGCACCGAGGCCGAGGTCGAACGTATCAAGGCGGTTGCAATGTCATTCGGCGCCGAGACTGACGTGTACAAGGCCAACGCCCAGATTGCGGAAGCCGCCGCTTCGTTCGACGAACGGCGTTTCCAGCTCAATCTCGCGCAGGAGCAAGCCATCGTCGAGACGTCCCTGAAGCGCTCAGAAGCCTCGTTTGAACAGATGAAGTTCTTCACGACCATGCTGGTCGAGATGAAAAAGACGCTGGCGACGGTGCAGTCGCAGCTCGCGGCGTCGGCGATGACGGCTGTGAATATCGGTGCGCACGTGTCCAGCTCCGGCTCGCAGTCGATCGGCTGGAGCACGAGCGTTGGTATCAGCGAATCGGGGAGCGACTTCTGATGGCGAACTGGGAATCCTGGTGGGCGCCGATCCAGCGCCAGCGCGACGCGGCTGACATCCAGCAGGGTCTGAGCCGGGTGCAGCAAGCGGCGATCGACGGTCCGAACTCGATCGCGGCGCAATGGAACCCGAACAACTACGGCTCGATCCTGAGCCGCGAGCACCCCGGACTGTTTGGTCCGCAGGGGCTGTCGAACCCGGCGTACCAGCAACAGCTCAAGCAGCAGGACTACACGCAGAGGCTGCGACAAAAGGCCGCGATGAGCCTGCAGCTCGATGCCGAGAAGCGCCGACAAGCCCTTCAGAACGGCGGCATCGGTGCGAACTTCAACTTCATGTCGTCGATGTTCGATGACGGAGAGGACGACGATGGCCTTTGATCCGAACCTGCCGAACGACGTGAAGCAGGGGCTGAAGAACCGGACGGTCCCGTTCCAGTTCGGCGGCGCGATGATGACTGACAGCGCCTTCGCGCGTAATCCGGTCGGTACTGCGGCGATGGTCAATGGCAAGCCCATGACGGCCAGCCAGGTGACTCCAGCTCCTGGGTCGCAGGTAATGCCCGCGACCTCGGTTCCAGTCGCGCCGCAAGCACCGAAGCCGACGCCGGTATTCAACCGGGTACCAACCGGCGACACGGTACGCCCGGCCGGGCTGCATGCGCTGCCGCAGGGCGTCGTTCGTAGTTCCATCCCCGGCGTTTACCTCGCGCGCGGCAAGGATGGTTCGTTCATGGCGTCGAATGTCATGGGCACGGACGGTATGCCGGACTTCGGCGGTACGAGCCAGGCTTCGCAGCGCATGGGCCTGCGTGCGCACAACGCGAACCCCGGCGGTACACAGGTCGACCCGCGTACGCAGATCGCGGACATGGGCGGCTGGGTGCAAGGTCCCGGCGCGCAAGGTGGTACGTACGATCCGAGCGCCGGCGTCGTCGATGCCAACGGCGCGGCTTCATTGCCGGGCGCCGTAGCAGGTCAGCGCGGCGGCTTCACCTATGCTGAGAACAGCCTGCATATGAACCCGGCGGACATGATCAAGGCGGCCGGTATCAATCCCGAAGCGGCACAGCAGGCCAAGGAGCAGTTGATCGCTTCGATGAACAACGATCCGAATTCGTCGAACCCGGAAGTGGCCGCATCAAACCGTGCGGCGCTCGCGCAGCTCGAAGGCAACGTGCACGACGTTCGTCAGCAGTACTACGGTGGCAGCGGCAGTCCGTATGGCATGGTAGGCGGTATAGGCACAGGCGGCGCGCGAGGCGGTCTCGGGTTACGAGACATCCTGACCAACCGGTACCGGAATGCGAACCTCGCGGAACGCACTGCGCGCGATCAAGCGACTGACCAGTATCGTCAGCAGACGGCGGACCGCGCGGATCGCACGGAAGCGCGACAGGGCGCGCAGTACTTCATGACCAATTATCAGAATGCCGAGAGCAAACTTCCCGGCAGTGGCGACGCATTGATTGCGCAGACCACGCCGCAGGGGCTGTCGTCGGCTGAGTTCAAAAAATGGGTGACGACGAATCCGGCTGGACAGGCATGGAGCCAGGCGCTCTTGCAGTCCATGCAGCGCGGCGCAGCGGAATCGCTCAAAACGCCGTTCGGTATTCCGGTTGAGTGGGGTGATCGCGCGAACATCGCGGGCAACGTCAACTTCGGCAACATGAAGCTCGACAAGAACGGCAACTTCGCGGGCTTCTTCGACAACAGCGACAACCCAACCAATGAGTACCCGCGGAACAGCGGATTCTGGGGGTCGCCGAACTACGATGAGTCGCTGCTGCGGACTATCTCGCCCTCGTATTGGAAGGTGCTTCAGCAGATTGGGTTGCGCCGTTCGCAGCCCGCGTCCAGTGAATAGCGAGGAGGATAGCTGCGGCCATGACTGCGATGACGACGCCGAGTGGAACGAACGTAGCGCTCAGATCGCCGATCGCGCCCAGGATGTTCCCTACGATGACAGCCACGACGAACGCGGCGGCGAGGTACGCTACCCACGACCAGAACGAATGCGGCACCCAGCGGCGCATTTTGTACGCCGCGGCTTCGACGGCCAGCTCCTGCGCGCGCAGTGCGATGTACTTCGCTTGGCGCACGCTGTTGTCGGCACCCGGCAGCTCGGCGTTGACCTTGATCCACAGCGCGTTGTCGAGGCGGCCTGCCGCGACTTCTGCCGTCGCGGCTTCGTAGAACGATTTATGCGTCACGGCGTTCACTCCCACCCACATGACGTGCGGACTGTAGCACGAAAGGAGCATGGCCTACTCGCCGGATGACCCCGAACTGCTGGCACCGCCGGGTCTGCGTCGACCGGGGTTGATGCCCATGCCGCAAGCACCGACGCTGCTGCAGCCGTCATCGCTGCACCGGCTGAATCCGCCGTCGGCGCCCGCGCAGGATACCGAGCTCGACCAGGCAGCGGTACAGGCCGCGCAGCAACAAGCCGCGCGGCAGCTGTACGGCGAAGACCATCCGTTCCTCTCCGGCGTAGCCTCTGGCTGGGAAGGGCTGAAGGGCAGCGGCCACGGTATCGCGGCGCTCGCCAAAGGATTGATAGGCGACACGACGGGTGAGCGCGCGTCGCTGCGCGCCATGCAGGCCAACCAGGCGAACGCGGCGGACTTCGACGCGGGCAGCCCGGCGAGCCTGCACGACATCCACGGCGTCGGCGATGCCTTCACCTGGGCCGAACACCAGCTGGGCGCTGCGCTCCCCGGCGTAGCGGCGACGATCGCCCCGGCGCTGGTGACAGGCGGCGCGGGTGCGCTAATCAGCGGCGGCCTGCGTAGTGCGGCGCTCCGGGCTGCGGCCGAGGAAGCGGGTAATGCTGCGATCGGGCGCGAAGCGGCGGCGCTCGGCGCTGACGCGGCAGCGGGTCAAGCGGCCCGCAACGTGGCGGCGCGCGCCGGAACTACGATCGCCGAGAACCAAACGCCGGAGCAGGCGGCCTCCATCGCGCGCAGCGCCGTGGCCGAGCAGCGTTTGCCACGCCTGCGCCAGATCGCCGACGCCGTCTCGCCGGCGAGCCGGCTGCCCGCGACGCTCGGCGAGCAGGCCGGCGCAGTGGCTGGCGGCACGTTCGTCTCGGGCGGCTCCGCGGCTTCGAACGTCGATCCCAACGCGTCGGACGCCGAGCTGCGGGGCGCCTCCGGCAAGGCTGCGCTCGGCGCGCTCGGCGAGGGCGCGCTGATGGCGGTGCCCGGTCTTGCGCTGATGAACCGCTACGGCGTCGGCGAGGCGGCCAAGGCGGCTCTCGCAAAGAAGATGGCCGCGCCGCTGTGGAAGCGGCTGCTGCGCGAGGGCGGGGAACAGGCAGCGATCGGCGGTGCCATCGCGCCGGCCACCGCTGCGGCCAATCACGTGGTGCACAACTGGATCACGGGCCAAGGGCTCACCGATGGACTGGTCTCGCCCGAGGCGCTGTCCGAGTACCTCAATAGCGCCGCTGGCGGCGCAGTGGCGGGCTTCGCGCTCGGTGCGCCGGCCGGCATGCGCGCGGGCGACGTCAAGCTGCCGGCGCTCAA